CCTGCTGGCGTGGCGGTGCAGTGGATTACGAGCCGACGGAGAGGAAGGCGTGCCATGTCAGATCTTCAGGAATGAGGTGCCGTCCCACAGGAACGACGCCAGGTTCGTACTGGACGCCACACCCGTGATGGTAGCTACTGTATCCTCTCCCACCTTGACTGTGACATCATATTTCGTTCCGCCGCACTTGAAGACGACATAAACCTTAGCCCCAACAGGGAGCTTGTTCGTAAGCGTCAGCGTGCATGCTGCGGCGAGGTTCGCGCTGCCGACCTTCAAAAGGTTCTCCGTCGCCGCTACGGTGGCGGATGCCTTATTGCTGGAGATCGTCAAGTTCTGCGATACCAGATACGGTAGTTGCACCTCCTTATCCGAGTCGCCTACGAGGGTGTCTGGGAGGTGAAACCCTACGGTCTCGCCTGTGTTGTCATTAATCCAAGTACTCATTGCTAATCGTTTAGGGTTAACTGAGGGAGGGGGAGGAGAACCTCCACACCTCCCAACTCAAAATGGTTTCGTCTCGATCAGGCAGGAGTGTCTTGAGCCAAGATCACTACTCCCTTCTTGTCGTAGCGGCAGTATGATCCGCCCGCACGCACCAACATGGAGAACACGTCGGCGTAGTAGGTCGGGTCGTTCGCCTGCTCGAAGAGCTCGCTCTCGCCTTGCGCACGAGCTACGCAGTCTGCCTGCCATGCGATGCCGGCTGCGGAGTCGGTGACGGTCGTGCTACCCTCTGCTGCCAAGCTGGTGCCTGCTGCAACGGTCCTCAATACGGAAGACCTCATGTAGAAGTCGAAGCCGTAGAGCGTGCCGACAGTTCCCTTCTTAGCGTCCGCAGTTGCGAGGAAGGCATCCGCCTGATGTGTGGTCAATGCGCCGAGCAACTGATCGTACATCTCGGCGTCGAGCAAGAAGCATCTGCCGGTAGCAGGCACATCGTTCTTGTCGAACTCTTTCTTCACGGCCAAGATATCCGCAATCGTCACCAGCTTACGGTTGCCAGTACCGATGTGTGCGGTGGTGGACTCGCCAGTCGTCTTCACGACGGTATAGCCGGATGGAACCCACGCACGGATGATGGCATTGTGTACAGCCTCGACCAATGCGGATCGGCTAGCGGAGATGATAGACTCTCTCTTATCGTAAGAGAGCTCCACGCTCTCGGCGTTAGGAACTCTGAAAGGATCGGTCGTGAACTCAGCGATGTCATACGTGAGCTCATTGTCGCTCCTAGTCTGCACGGTAGCCGGGAATGAGTCCCTATTCTTCGTCACGCCCGGCTTAGCTCCGGCGTTAGGCACGTGCACAGTCTTGTTCGTAACGAACGCGCTATGGTTCGCTGAACGAATGGCGAACGAGTTGTCAGGGAAGAGATTCCCGACGACGGAGTTCAGCCAGATTTCTTTATGCAATCCCATGTTTGATGTAGATTAAAGGGTTAGTACTCTATTTCTTCTCGCCGAACTTCTCGGCGAACTTTGTCTCGAACACGTCAGGGTGCTTAGCTTTCAGCTCCTCCAACTTGCCGGAGCGGTCCAGTTCGTCCCAGGACTTGTCTACCAGGTCATCCTTCGTCTCGTTAGTGAGGACAACCTTCTTTTTCTCCGGCATAGCGTCCAAAAGGGCCTTGAGTTCCTCAGCCTTGTCTGCGTATACCTTCTTCAGGTTCTCGGCTACAACATCGTTGATCTTGTGAGCCTCGATAGCTGCGTTGAGCAGAGAGGTGATCTCCTTGTCGGCAGCGGCCTTCTTCATCTCGTCCAGCTCCTGTTGCAAGGCATCTGCCTTCTCCGCCTTAGCGGCGAGCGTGGACATGCGTGCGATGACGTCTCCCTCGTTCGCACAGTCTGCGAATGATGGGATCTTTTTGATTTTTTCGATCATTTCTTCATCGGTTTTGTTGGTTTGTATTAGTTGGTTGTAAAAATTGTAGATGTCAGCGTGGTCCATCGGCGCAACCGGTTGTTTGTCGTTCTCGTAGATTCCGTCCACGAACCCAGCGGCAAGCGCCTCATCCGCCGTGAGCCAATGATCCTGTCCGTCGAAGTATTCCTTCTCTATCTCCTCCGGTGTCTTGCCTGTTTTATCGGCATACATGGAGATGATGGTTGCCTCCAACCTCCTCATCTCTTCCAAGGCCTTTGCGATTTCCTTAGTATTGCCATACGCTCCACCGCTCACACAGTGGATCATCAAATGAGAATACTTGGACATCAAGACACGTTTGCCGCACAATGCGATGACGGAAGCCATAGATGCCGCCACACCATCCACATAGATGGTGATGTCCGCAGGACTATTCCGGATGGCGTTGTAGATAGCGAGACCCTCGAAAACAGAGCCTCCGCAGCTGTTGATACGGAGAGATATCTTGCAATGCTCCTTCTCCAGTTCCGAGAGCACGGAGACGAAGGTCTTAGCATTAATATCCCAGCTGTCGATGTCTCCGTACATGAGGATAGTCGCCTCTCCTTCACCGTCTTTATAGTTGCGTATGATGTTGCTCATAGTCCCGTCTTTTTTAGTTCGTCTGTGCAAATTTATGTACCTCCGAACGCCACCGCCAAAAAGGGTTGCAAGGGTTCCCGCGAAATTTGCAGGGGGCCTATTTTTTGTCCCAAATTTGCATCGAACGGGGGATGTTCCCCCGGACAATCTAACCAGAATACCACATGTCAACATCACTCACGGCGCAACAAAAAAAGGAATGGGCTCGGCAACTATACCTGGACGGGACACACGTCTACACGCAGCAGGAGATAGCCGAGAAGGTGGGCATCTCCCGCAAGAGCCTATGCAAGTGGATTAAGGAGGAGAAGTGGAACGAACTCCGCATTTCCATCACGATGACGAAGGAGCAAAGTATCAAGAGGCTCCACAAACAACTGGAAGACCTATTGTTCGTCATAGAGACTCGGCCAATGGGGGAGAGGCATGCTACTCCAGACGAGGCTACGACAATAAGCAAGATCACCGCATCGATAGAGAAGCTGGAGACTGACGTAGGCGTGCAGGATGTCGTGCAGGTATCCATCAAGGTGATTGAGTTCGTAAAGAAGTACGACATAGAGAAGGCGAAGGAGATAGCAGACATATTCGATCAATTCATAAAATCTCTGCTCTGATGAAGGCACAAGACAAAAAAGCAGTAAAGGATTGGCTCGCCTATCTTGAGGACATCAAGTCCTCCACCACGGTGGACGAGACCATGAGCTATGCAGATATCCAGATCCACAAGGCGCAACTGGAACGTGACCCGATGGAATGGATGACGTTCTTCTTCCCGAAGTACGCCGCCTTCCCGTTCGCCGGCTTCCAGCGCAAGGCGGTAAAACGCATCGTGGAGCACGACGAATGGTTTGAGGTCCTATCTTGGTCACGAGGGTTGGCAAAGTCGACCATCACGATGATGGTAGTCATCTATCTTGCATTAACCGGGAAGAAGCGCAACATCATCCTCACCTCGAACTCGAAGGACAACGCCATCCGGTTGTTGGATCCATACCGAGCGAACTTGGAGGCCAACGGGCGCATACAGGCATACTATGGAGAGCAGCAGTCTCTGGGAGCATGGAAGGAGGACGAGTTCATCACCAAAGGAGGCATCGCCTTCAGGGCTATCGGAGCTGGACAATCACCTCGTGGTAGCCGCAACGAGGCTCTGCGCCCAGATGTGTTCCTGGTTGACGACTTCGATACTGATGAGGACTGCCGCAACGTGGACATCATCGACAAACGGTGGGAATGGTGGGAGAGAGCTCTCTATCCATGTCGTGATACCGCACGACCTACACTCACCATCTTCTGCGGCAACATCATCGCCAAGGACTGTTGTGTTGTGAGAGCTGCGAAGATGGCGGATCACCATGATGTCGTGAACATCCGAGACAAGAACGGCAAGTCGACATGGCCGGAGAAGAACTCGGAGGAGTCAATAGACCTTGCCCTCTCCAAGATATCCACGAAGGCACAGCAGGGGGAGTATTTCAACAACCCGATCGCAGAGGGACAGGTGTTCAAGAACTGCGTGTTCGGCGCCATCCCTCCGCTAAAGAAGTTTCGCTTCTTGGTCGTGTACGGTGACCCCGCACCAGGAGAGAACAAGAGCAAGAACAGCTCCACCAAGGCGGCTTGGCTCTGCGGACGTTTAAACGGCAATTTATATGTCATTAAAGGGCATTTGGATAGAGGACTAAACGCGGAGTTCATCGACTGGTACTTCCAACTGAACGAATACGTTGGGGGAGAGGTCCCGGTATACAACTATATGGAGAACAACAAGCTCCAGGATCCATTCTTCCAGCAGGTCTTCAAACCTCTATTATTGAAGCGCAGGGAGGAGAAAGGAGAACAGATCCACATCGCGCCTGATGAGAAGAAGAAGACCGACAAGGCAACGCGTATCGAGGCGAACCTCGAACCCCTTGAC